GATTTTAAGCACATTTATGTCCTGTCCACAGAAGATGGACTATGTATTTAACAGGCATTTAATTCCAATAGGAGGAGTATCAAAATCATTTGAAAAAGGACAGCTCGCTCACATAGGATTGCATGCATATTGGCAATCCAGAATCAAGACGGAATCATATCAAGATGCAAGTATTGCAGGACTGGAAGCAGCAAAGAAAGCAAGTTTAACTTTCAAGAATCTAGAACCAGAGGATGCATTAGACGTATTTCAAACCTTAATAGAGTTTTTTAAGTTCATTGCCAATAGTGCGTGGATTCCTATGGCAGTGGAACAAACATTCAAATTCATAGCATACGAAGATCCTGCCCTTCGTTTGCGTATTATCTTAACAGGCAGGATTGATTTGATCGTAAAAACTGGACAGGTTCCCATCATTCCAGTAGACAATAAAACTGAGGCAGAACGATGGTTCCATTCTCAGATGTCAAACCAATTTAGAATTTATTGCCTAGCATGTAAATGTAATGTGCTCGGCGTGCAGAGATTTGGATTCCAGAAGTCATTAGAGTATAAAGACAAATTTAAGATGGAGCTTATCTCTTTCGACCCAGATACACTGGAAGAGTTTCGCTCTATAACATTACCTTATTATGCAAAGCAAATGTTACTTGCCAATGAGGAGAAGTTCTATCCTATGAACTCTGCTTCATGCATACATGGACATTTTGCTTGTCAGTTTAGTGATAAATATAACGGTGGTATCTGTAACGTTAGTAGGAATGTAAGAGAACAAAAACTAGACAGATACTTTACTATTGGAACAGAATGGAACCCTATGGAATTTTGATATGCCTATTATAAATGATAAACAATATAAATGTGATTGTTGTGGTTATAAATTCAACTTAGTAAGAAATGAAGACTGGAATAGTGAAAGAGCTGAAGAGGAATATAAAAATTATTTTCCTGATTCTTCAATAGAAAATAGATATATAGTTTGTGATGATTGTTTTGAATTGATGAAACCAAAATAATAGGTAAAGGAAAATGTCCAAGCACGTCCATAGATATCGGAGGATTAACATAGGGCACGGCAAGCCTTATTGGGTAATGAAGTGTGTCAAGAATGGATGCTCCCATTATACAGCTATGGCGAGCAAATTAAGCTGTCCAATATTGAAAGATTCTGTAGCGGAATGTAATAGATGTGAAGAGCGTTTCATACTTGATAAGCGTGCACTGAGAATGGCAGAGCCTTGCTGCGACGATTGTGTTAATAAGAAAACTAATCCTAAAGTTAAAGAAGCAGAAGATTTCTTTACTAAATTGGAAGCATCTTTGCCAAAGCTATGACTATTGAAGAACTCAAATTGGTCTATTCTCTTTTAGCTAATTACAGAACTTACGAGTGTTGTTCTGATATGATGTTAGAAAAAGAAACAGATGAGGCACTAACACTAGTAAGAAGAGACATTAAACTTAAAGAGATGGACCCTAGATTTGAAGATAGAAAAATAGATAATCAAGGCAATCCTATGGATGATGGAGATTAATTATGAATAGAACAGAGCATTTAGCATGGTGTAAAGAAAGAGCAATTAAGGAAATGGATTATTATAATGATCCATCAAAAGGTATCATATCGATGATGAGTGATTTAAGAAAACATCCTGAAACTACTAGTGAAATGTTAATGAAATTATGCACAATGCAGTTAATGAAAAATCCTAAAATGTCAAGACAAGAAGCAGTTAATTTTATTAACGGATTTAATTAAAAAATGCCAATTAACGCAGATAATACTCCAGTGCGACCAGTCTTAAGCATTCTCTCAAAAGGAAGAACAGGAACAGGAAAAACTATAGCATCCTGTGGAAAGGAGTTCAGACCAGTATACGTATTTAATTTAGAAGGGCGTTTTGAATCTGTGATATCTTATTATCGTAAATTAGATGGGCATTGCAAGGATGTAGAATATGATGATTTCAGTATGACATCTGGATTCTATGCCTTAGATAAAAGAATGGATGAATTAGCAGCGCGCCCAACATATAAGACAGTTGTGGTAGCCTCCCTTACATCTTACATCCATATAGTTCTTAAACATCTTATGGCAACGGCTGTCCCTAAGACTACAGAAGATGGAAAGCAGCCTAGAAATGTTAGAAAGAAAGGTGGTATTCAGGTAAATATTCTAGAAGATTATAACTTTGAAGATGCAGCCATCATCTTTGAGTTACTGGCTTTCCTGCAGAATCTCAAAAATATGGGCACCAATGTAATACTTGAAGCTCATATCTCACCTTACGAAATCAAATCAATCAATGAAGATTCTGGTCAAAAAGAAGAGCAGACAATTATGCAAATTCTTACGAAAGGTAAGAAGGCGCCCGCTCAAATACCAGGATACTTTAATGAAGTATACCTTTTTGAGAAAAGATTCGAAGGTATACAGGCAGGCAAGTCTGAAGCACATTATCTTTGCAATACAATAGGCTCGGCAGTAGACGAATGCAAAACCAGTATGGGAATAGCATCCTTTGACTGGACTGGAAAGGATTTCTCGGAGGAGTTAGTTAGGCAATTAACTCAGGAAGTTAGGGATACTCCTAGGATAGACCCTAATGCACCTAAAAGGGTAGCTTTCTAGGAAACTTGGGGGAACGCGCATCCAATATTAAAACGCGTAAATTACAAAAGGAACAGACAGATGATTAAGGTTACAGCAAAAGATGCATTGCGCGCAGAACAACTGACTCCTGGCTGGCGAGTGGGAATTTGCACAGGACATACTCCCAAAGTCGCAGGAACAGATGGTTCCAAGCTCGATGTATTTGGTATTGAAGTAGAAGAGAACGGTAGGATGTTTCCTCTGAAAGATTATCAGATTTCAGAGAAAGCAGTTAGCATGGGTAAGGCATTCTTCATTGCCTGCGGTCTTCCCAAGGAAGAGTGGGATAAGCTTGTCAAAGGTGAAGAGACTTCCGTAGAAATTGACGAGCGTAACTGTGTTGGTAAGAAATTCAAGGTATATGTAAAGAATACTACCTATGAAGGTCGTATCAACAATGAAGCAGGCGACTTCCTTCCATTAGGTGCAAGCTCGTAAAGTTTATCCTTAAAGAGTTATCCGTTTCTTAACCGTGTAAGTTGAGTAGCACAATTGTATACTCAATCGAGGGAGCGGGAACAGTAGTGATTTCTCTGAGAGGATAGGGGACAGGATGAATTATGTTGAGGAATTATCCTAACATTTTCATCCTGTCCATGTGCATCTATGATTGACAAAATAAAAGAAGAAGAAAACTGGTATAAGAAGTGTAAACTTATACTAGAATTCCATGAAGATAAATGCTCTCAGCAGTCCTTAAAAAGAAATTCCAAATGGACTGTTAGAGATACAGCCGACGCGCTCGGTATGTCAGCAGGCTATGTTAGTGAGTCACTTAAATTAGCTCAGGCTAATCAAATCTTTATTGGTATTTCCCGTTCAAGAGCACTTCAATTTTTGAAGCATTATAAATAATGTCTGAGTTATCAGAATACGTTCCGGGATATGGTCCTCTAAATGCTAAGCTTGCTATCATAGGCATAGCTCCAGGTAAAGAGGAAATCAAAAGGAAAGTTCCATTTACTGGACCATCTGGAGCAATTCTGCGCGATGACTTGAAAGAAGCTGGAATAGATATAGACTCTACTTATAGAACTAATATATTCAAATACCAATTACCAGATAATGAGTTTGCTAAATATAAGGAAATAGGCTTATCCCTTCCAGATGCTATAGCAGACTTAAGGCAGGAATTAGATGCACTTAATCCCAATTGCATATTGGGTCTTGGAGATCCTGTTCTTTATTCTCTTGCAGGTAAATCTGGCAAGCATAATGGAATCAACGTATGGCGTGGTAGCATTTTAAGCGTATTAAATAGAAAAGCTATATTTACTTGGCATCCTGCTGCACAATTACACGGAGATACAGAAGGGAAAGGCCAATGGAAAAGCTGGCAGAAATACGTAAGGAAGTTTGATGTCCAGCGCGCTGTAGAACAATCTAAGTTTAGAGAGATTGTAACTCCATCTCGCTTACTGCATGTAGCAAGAAGTTCTGCAGATGTATACAGATATTTCGAAAAGAATAAAGGCCAGAGCTATTGCGCGCTTGACATCGAAGCGATTGAAGGTATTCCTGTTTGTCTTGGATTTTCTTTTCATCCCTCTGAAGGCTTTTCTGTTCCTCTCTGGAATTTACTCCCCATTAACTGTGTTAACCAAGCCCATCCTAAAAAGTCATACTCATATGATCTTCGCGTTAGCGAGATTCCTACAGGTGATTTGGCCTTTATCTGGCAACTCATCGCGAAACTCTTATTAGATAATACCATAAATTTTATTGGGCAGAATTTCAAATACGATGAAGACAAGATGAATGGTCTTGGCTTCTATCTCTGGAAACTATTTTGGGATATTCAGATAGGACAGCATTGTATTAGTTCGGAGATGCCTAAGAATCTGGCGTTTCAGACTAGTATAAATACTGAGGAACCATATTATAAATTCGAAGGACGAAACTTTGTTCCTGGCAGAGATAAGATAGAAGACCTTCTCATATACAATTGCAAGGATTCATGCGTTACTAGAGAAATATTCAATGTGCAGTATGCAGACTTGAAAGAGATACCTTATGGTATTGAACATTCAACCTGGAGAATGGGATTACATAAAGCTTATTTAGAAGTAGATAGGATAGGATTCAAGGTAGACGAACTAGAAAGAAAAGATTTAATACACAAGTATGTTTCATGGCTAGTTCGTATTGAAGTAGAACTACACAATTTATGTAAAGAGTTTGGAGTAGATAAACCTATCAACGTTCGTTCGCATCCACAAGTTAATACTCTTCTTTATGAGAGTCTCAAGATACCAAAGCGCGCTGGTGCAGGAGAGCAAGTATTAACTGCCTTAATAGGCAACGTGCTTAAAGATGACCGTCTCATTCGTATATGCGAACTTATTCTTGAGCATCGCAGAGTAGACAAGTCATTAGGATATCTCAAGGCCGAGCCAGATTATGATGAGAGAATGAAGACTACATTCCTTATCACAGGAACAGAAAACTTTAGAACATCTACTAATAATTTAGAGCCTCCTATTAGACCAGATCAATGTGGATGGGCATTTCAAACTGTTAGTAAACACGGAGATATAGGAAATGATTTACGTTCTATTCTTATTGCAGACCCTGGTTATATTATTGTTAATATTGATCAGGGCCAGGCAGAGGCGAGAGTTTGCAGCCTACTTGCAGATGACGAAGCAACTCTTATTTCATACGATACAATTGACAAACATGCACTCACTGCATCTCAGTTCTTCGGAGGAACTGAAGCTTCTTATAGTAAAAAATTATTGGGGTATGAATGTCCTGAGCGATTTGTTGGAAAGACACTCCGCCATGCCTATCATCTTGGAATCGGAAAGCATGAGGCAATGATTAATGTTAATACAGACGCAAGGAAATATAAGATACCCATTAGAATCAGTGAGTGGCGTGCTGGTGAATGCCTTAAGATTTTGGCATCGGATACACCTAAAATTCAAACTGTGTTCCATGATACTATTCAGCGATTATTACATGAGGATAGACGCATCATTGGAACCTATGGAGCCTCTCGATATTTCTACAGATATTTCTACGATCCAATGGATACGAGAGACTTATGGAAGGGAGCATATTCTTTTATACCTCAGCAAACAGTAAGTGATAAAACTAAACAAGTCCTCTTGAAGGTGATTAAGTATCTATGGGACGTTAAGGTAGTATGCGAGAGTCATGATGCTTTGACTTTCCTAATTAGGGAAAGAGTCCTGAATGAAAGAATAGAAGAAATCATGTCATGGTTCCTTGAGCCTATTGATTTCTCTAATTGCAGTATAAAAAGACGTTCATTGATCATACCATGCGACGTAGAGGTGGGAATTGATTACTGTAATCTCCAAAGATATAATAGAAGCAATAATCTTAAGATTGCAATCTAAGAGAATTATAACTAGCAAAGGATGCTGGGAAACTGAGTTATCCTCAAAGTCTAGTGGACACGTTCAAATTATGTTTGAAGGAACGTTATATTATATACACAGAATATCAGCCATTCATTATTTAGAATTAAATCAAGATGATTCTAATCAGTTAGCATTACATAAGAATGAATGTAATAATCCTGCATGTTGGAATCCAGAACATCTTTACATAGGAACTTATCAAGATAATTTCCATGATGCTGTTGATAAAGGAATGCTTTTATTTGGAGGTATACAATATTCAAAATATAAAGGAGCAACTCACTGTATTAATGGACATGAATTTACAAAGAAAAATACATATATAAGACCCAATGGAAATAGAACTTGTAAAGAATGTAATAAATTAAGAGCAAGAAAAAGGAAAGCTGCTTAATGGATGTAGACAAAGCTTACAAAATGTATCAAGAATGGATAGAACAATGCCAATTATCAGACCGTCTAACACAATGGGAAGAGGATTTCGTTGAGTCAATTAAGAAACAATTAGAAAAGAAAGGCTCTATCTCTCATGCTCAGGCCGAGATATTAGAACGTATTTATGCGGAGAAAACATAATGGAAGAGTATATTGGAGGCAAGATATTCGAGAATATTATAGTAGATGAGAGAGTAACTCCAGACTTAAATCATTGTATCTACTGCATAGTTACATCAAGTAGAAAACCTAATGGAATAAAAAGCACAGACTATAAAATTCCATTAGATTGCATAGATGGAGCAATGATGAAGCAATGTCCAGCATGTAAAGCTATTTACATCTTAAAAGATAAGCTGTGATGGATGTCGTTTATAGACCTTGTATTAGATTCTACTAGTGAATATGAAGCACCTCGTCGTTTCTATTATTGGGCTGCATTATCCGCCGTAAGTGCAGTCTTAAAAGATAATGTATGGTTCGATATGGCTAAAGCCTATAAGCTATATCCAAACATATATGTTCTTCTTTATGGCCCATCCGGTGTGCGTAAAGGTCCAGCTATAGCTTTAGCCGAACGCGTAGTAAAGAAAGTTGATAGCACTAGAGTTATAAATGGGCGCTCGTCGATTGAAGCTATCATAAAAGAGCTGGGAACTTTTCAGACTAGAGAAGGTGGTAAGGCACCATTTAAGGATTCATGTGGATTCGTTGTAGCATCTGAGCTTTCATCTTCTATCATAAGTAATCCTGCATTCTATCATAAGTAATCCTGCAGCTATGGATATTATGACGAATTTGTTTGATAGAATCTACAATGAAGATGAATGGAAATATAAACTTAAGGTAGGAGAGTCTAATACATTAAACAAGCCTACCATCACATGGTTATCTGGAACTAATGAAGCATTGTTTAGAGAGTTTCTACCTGAGAAAAATATTCATGGAGGTCTTATAGGTAGAATGTTCATGGTCGCAGAGAATAGACCTTCTCAATTTAATTCATTAATGTATGACCCTAAGATAGTTCCAGACATAGACAAGATGGCAGAGTTATTAGTTCCTATTACAAAATTAAGAGGTGCGTTCACTATGAACGATGAAATTAGAGGCGAGGTTAATGAATGGTATATAAAATTCCAGACAGATATAGCACCTACGCTTGGAGATGAGACTGGATTCGTTAGTCGCATTCTTGATTTCATAATGAAGATAGCAATGATTATTTCCTCAGGACGTAGAGGAGATAAGATTATAGAGAAGTGTGATGTTAAGGAAGCTATGGAAGTCTGCCTTCCCTTAATCGTTCCAACCAAGCGCGTATCCCAGTCAC